ATGAGGATGAAGTCGATGAGGCGATTATTGCCTCGACGGATTCTGATCAGGTGCGTAAAATTGCTCAATGCTTGAGCGAAGGAGTTTGATATGCCTTGGATGATACCAGCAGCAATTATTGGAAGTTCGTTACTTGGCGCCAGCTCATCTCGCAGCGCGGCCAATACGCAAGCGCAAGCTGCCCGTGAAGCTGGCGATGTGCAACGCGAGATTTTTGAGCGGCAGGTTGAACTGGGCAGACCCTACCGTGAGGCTGGTGAGCAAGCGCTTAACAGGCTGATCCCGCTAGCGACCGAGTACACGCCGTTTGGGACGCAACAGTTCCAAGCCGACCCTGGGTATGCGTTCAGGCTGTCGGAGGGCCAGAAGGCGCTGGAGCGTTCGGCTGCGGCTCGTGGTGGTTTGATGTCAGGCGCGACCGGTAAAGCATTGACGCGCTTCGGCCAAGAGATGGGTTCGCAAGAGTACCAGAACGCCTTTAACCGCTACCAAGCCGAGCGTCAGGCGCGACTTAACCCGCTGCAATCGCTGGCCGGCGTTGGTCAGACTGCGGCCAACACGCTGGGCGCACAGGCCGGGCAATTCGGCTCCAACATGGCTGAAACTCTTGGCGCCGGCGCTCAGGCTCGCGCATCTGGCTACATGGGCGCAGCCAACGCTATCGGCGGTGGCTTGAACCAGTACATGAACTACAGCCAGAATCAAGCGCAGAACTCGCTGTTGCAGCAGGCGCTAGCGCGAAACCAAGGCTACACAGGCACAGGTGGTTACGGCGCAGGCTACACTGGTGATGTGCCTGGCTACGGCATGGGGTACTAATCATGGCACTTGTCAATCCCAACATCGCGATGTCGTACCGGCCCACGGTTGAGTACCAGCCGCGCAACGCCTTGGCCGAGGCGGCGCAGATTCAGCAGCTCGTGGGCGGCCAGCGTCAGGCTGAAGTAGCCAACATGCAGCTTGAATCTTTGCGCCGTGAACGAGATACGCTTGGGCAGATTCAAGCCGCGATTGTTGCCAAAGGCGGGCCGCCCGATCTTGAGGCTGCTGCCGATGCAATGATTAAAACCGGAAGACCTGAGTACTTGACTCAGGGTATGGCTATTCGCACAGCCCTTCGCAATCAACGCGAGGCCGAGGCGTATCGCAAGGATTTTGGTTTGGGCGGCGCACCCGCTGCTGCACCTGCAAACGCAATGACGGCGCCAGCGCCCGCTGCTGTTCCCATGCCAGAAGGTGAACTTGTTGCTGCGCCAATTCGCCCATACCCGCCAGCTATACCTATGACTGCACCCGCAGCCGCCAACGCTCCTGCGCCTGCTGGCGAAACGGACTTGGCGTATCTTCGGCGCCAGTTTGGTACGCCCGGCGGTGCTGCGCCCACCAACGCTCTGGCGCCGGCAACTGCCGCGCCTGTTGCGCCTGTGAACGCAATGGCGGCACCAGCAGCACCAGCAGCCGCTGCTGCACCAGATGCCAACGTCCTTCGACTCAGGGCATTGGAAGCACAATACCGCAGGATTGGAAACAACCCCGAACTGGCGAGCGAAAAAGCGCTGGTGCTCAAACAGATTGAGGACGTGCAGCAAACGATCCGCGCTGAGAGCGCCACGCCGCCCGAGGCGAAGTTTATGCGAGCACTGGGTCTTCCGCTTAGCCGTGAAGGGTTTGCAGAATTCGAGTCGCTTAAACAGCGCCCGGGTGAATTCGAACGGCTGTTGTCACAGTCTGGTTTGTCAAAAACTGACCAGACTGCATTGATCCAGCAGCGGCTGAGAAAAGAAGTGACCCATGCACCCGGCACCACCGTCAACGTCAGCACCGAGAAAAAGTACGGTGAGCGGTTTGGCGGTTTGATTGCTGATCGAGATGCTGGGAAACTTGACGCTGCCGAAAGCGCACCGCGAGTAATTGAGAACGCGGATCGGATTATGGACATTCTTGCCACGGGCAAGGTCTTTACCGGCACGGGTGCCAACGTGCGATTGCAGATCGCCAAAGCACTGAATCTTGCCGGCGGCACAGACACCGAGCGAATCGCCAATACCGAAGTGCTTATTTCGTCGCTGGCTAACTCGACTCTTGGCGCTATCAAGTCTTCGAACTTGGGTGCCGGTCAAGGCTTTACCAACGCCGACCGAGACTTCTTGGAAAAGGCAGCATCCGGTCAGATCACTTACGACTCTACGTCTTTGCGTAGGCTTGCCGAGCTTGGCCGAAAAGTCGGGGTCGCAAGCATTGAATCGTGGAATAGCCGTGTTGGGCAGATGCCAAAGTCCGCGCTTGAGGGTGCGGGGATTTCCACTAATCCGTTACCCGTCCCCGCCCGCCGCCCTTCGTCTGTCATGAACATCCCCCAAGGCGCGATTGACATGCTCAAGGCCGGTCAAGGCACTCGTGAGCAGTTTGACGCGCAGTTCGGCCCTGGGTCGGCGGATCGGGTTCTTCCTAAGGGGAAATAAATGGCTGAAAATCCCTTTGCCAAATTTGCCGCACAACCCGCGCAACCGGAAAATCCGTTTGCCCAGTTTGCCCCGGCTGCTGCTACGCAGGCAAGCGGAATGCCTGGTCCAAGGCGCAGTTACACCGCTGCTGAAGTGCCTGTCGAGGCTGTCAAGAACCTTCCGGCCAGTGCTGGTCAGTTCGTCAGCGGCCTTGTGCAAGCAGTCACCAGCCCGGTGCAGACTGTCATGGGCCTGTTCGACGCTGCCGCTGGTGGCCTGCGGAACGCGCTGCCTGAAAACGTGGTGCGGGTCATCGACCAGTTTGACACCAACCCTCAAGCGACTCAGAGGGCTGTGCAGACGGCCAACGCTGTTGGCGGCATGTACAAGGATCGGTACGGCAGTCTGGATGCGATCAAACGCACTGTCGCCGAAGATCCTGTAGGTGCTGCCGGCGACCTGTCCACGCTGTTCGCAGGCGGCGGTGCTGCTGCCAGCAAGATCGGAGCCACACAGGCGGGTGCTGCGTTGTCCAAAGCTGGTGCTGCGATCAATCCAATGCGCCCAATTGCTCCGGCAATTGAAGTGCCGGTACAGTTGCTTGGCAAGGGTGTGGGCGCTGTTTACAACGCGCTGGACCCGAAGTCGGCAGCGTACCTGATAGCGGCAGAAGGACGCGGGCCGCAGATACTGAACGCACTGCGTCAACCGTCCGAGATTGTTCCCGGCAGTCTGCCGACCGCTGCTCAGGCTGCGGCACCCGTGGGCGCCACCCGGTTTTCCGCAATGGGTGAATCTGCGGCCCGCACTTTGCCGACTCCGTACTTTGAGCGGGCAGAGGCTCAGAAGGCAGCGCAGCTTGCTGCGGTGCAACAAGTGGGTAAGACTCCGGCTGACCTGGCTGCGGCAGAAGCTACTCGCAAGTCCACTGCATCAAAACTTTACGGGATTGCGGACGAGGCGCTCGTCAAAGCAGATGACACGTTCAACACTCTGCTGAACCGCCCGTCGATGGACAAGGTGATTGCTAGGGCCAGCGAGTTGGCGGCTGAGAAAGGTCAGCCGTTCCAGATCGGCCAAAACCGACCCACCCAAGTCGTACCGTCAAGCATCGTGGATGAAGCGGGCAGACCTCTCGGTCAGACTGTCATCCCCGGCGAGGTTGCCAGATACCCGGGCAGCAGTCTGCACGCGATGAAGATGGCGTTTGACGACCTCATCAAAAACCCTGAGCGGTTCGGCATAGGCTCTGCGGAAGCGGCCGCAATCAACAAAACCCGTGGGCAGTTTCTTCAGTGGGCGGAAAGCAAGGCACCTGACTACAAAGTCGCACGGGAAACCTTTGCCGCCCAGAGCAAGCCGATCAACCAGATGCAGGTGGGTCAGTTCCTTGAGGGCAAATTGACCCCTGCTCTCGGCGAAGAAACGGCTCGTCTTCGCGCCGCCGGTTTTGCCACAGCACTCGAAAATGCCCCAGGCACCATTAAACGCGCCACGGGTCAATCTCGGTTTGATGACCTAAGTCAGATTCTGACCCCTGAGCAACTGAAGGTTGTGCAAGATGTTCGCGCCGACTTGGCCCGGGCAAAGGCCGCAGAGTTGCAGGCGCAGGCCGCTCGAGGGGCTGGTCCAAATGTCAACTTGATGGGCACCGAAGTCATGGGCAACATCCGTGCTCCAAACTTCATCAACAATGTGACCACGGTAGCCAACGATCTTCTTCGCCGGTTGCAGGGCAAACTGGATCAAAAATTGGCAATCGAGTTGGCTGCTGAAATGATCGATCCTGCCGCCGCTGCTGCCGCGCTTGAAAAAGCACTTGTGCGCCAGGCTAGGGGTGAGAAAATGGCTGCACCGTTTAAGGCAACGGGGCAAGCCGCATCCAAGGTGCTTCGCACTCCGGCTGCTGTGAACATGCTTGCTCCAATTTCCGAGGCTCAAAACGCTTTTGCCCCTTGATCATGGACTACCAAATCCTCTTCAACATCGCCGTCGCCGTCGCTGGGTTCTTCGGGGGTTGGACACTCAACCGCATCTACCAGGCCATTGACCGGCTCGACGCTGACGTGCGCCAGATGCCCACGCACTACGTCGCCCGTGACGACTACCGCGCCGACATGGCCGACATCAAGTTGATGCTGGGGCGCATCTTTGACAAGCTTGACGGCAAGGTGGACAAATGATTCCAAAAGACAAACTGCTGCACTTAGGCATGGGCGTTGGCTCGACCATCGTCTTTGGTGCGGTTCACTTTCTATCTGTGGGCTGGGCCGTTGCCATCGGTGGCATCGTGTTCGGCATCTTCTACGAGTTTCAGCAGTGGTATCGTAAGGAAGGCCAGCCTGACGCTTGGGACGCCATAGCGACCGCGCTGCCTGGCGTTGTTGCTGGCGTGGCTCTGGAACTGCTGAAGGTGTAAGTATGTCAGACCAAGACCTGAACCACGAACTGGCGCTCATCAAAGAGCAGGCCAAAGTGGAGTTGAATCGGCTGCAAGCGCAAAGCACAGCCAAGGAAGTTGCTGGTAAAGCAATTGGCGAAAGCGGCCTCTTCTACATCACTTTGATTATCGTCATCGGCGTTGGCTCCAGCGTTGTGCTTGAGAATGAAAAAATTGCTGCTGTGATGGGCCTACTCGGTGCCGCATTGACCGCGCTCATCTCCATGCTCAACGGCATCGCTGGCGCAAATGCCAAACAAGAGAAGCCCGAGTTTGAGGTCATGAAGCAGTTGATTGACAAGCTCGACCGCCTTGAGCAGCCAATGCGCGTTGACGTTGAGGGCGACAAAGTCACTGTTCGTAAGGGTGATGACGTTGTCACCACGAAAAAGGAGTGAGCATGGACTGGCTTAAACAGATCGCGCCCACCGTCGCAACCGCGCTGGGTGGCCCGCTAGCCGGCATGGCCGTGTCGGCTATCTCCAAAGCCATCGGCGTGGACGAAGACAAAGTCCAAGACATGATCTCCAGCAACAAGTTGACCGCCGACCAAGTGGCGCAGCTAAAGTTGGCCGAGATTGAACTTGCCAAGCAGGCGCAAGAACTGGGGCTAAACTTTGAAAAGCTGGCCGTGGAAGACCGCAAGTCTGCACGGGAGATGCAGGCCACCACTCGCTCGATGATGCCTCCTATCCTGGCTGGTGCTGTGACCGTTGGGTTTTTCGGGATCATGATTATGATGTTCTTCAACCAGATCGACAGCAACAACCCGGCCATCTTGATGATGCTGGGGTCGCTGGGCACCGCTTGGACGGGTATCATTGCCTACTACTTTGGCTCGTCTGCCGGCTCTCAAGCCAAAACAGAAATGATGGCGAAAAAATGAAACACAATTGGGAAGAAGCGCTCAAGCACATCCTCAAGTACGAGGGTGGTTACGTCAACCATCCTGCCGACCCTGGCGGCATGACTAACTTAGGAGTGACTAAACGTGTTTGGGAAGACTGGTCGGGTGGTGCTGCCACCGAAGCCGACATGCGCTCGCTCACGCCTGATATGGTTGCGCCGCTGTATAAAAAGCGTTACTGGGATGTCGTTCGCGGTGATGAGCTTCCTTCTGGTGTTGATCTGTGCGTTGTTGATTGCGCCGTTAATGCTGGTCCTGGCCGGGCTGCTCAGTTCCTCCAGCAAACCGTAGGCGTCCCAGTCGACGGGCAGATCGGCCCCAAGACGTTGGCCGCTGTAACGGCCATGCCCGCTGATAAACTCATCGAGAAGTTCTGCGACTTGCGTGAGGCTCACTACAAGAGCCTGTCCTCCTTCGTCACGTTTGGTAAAGGCTGGATGCGCCGACTGGACTCGGTTGAGGCCGAGTCCAAACACTTAGCGTAGTCACAGCAACTCAAGATGACCCCTCTCTTGTTTGTCTGTCCCAAGCCAGCGCCAGGGTCAGTCGGTTAGGATAACCCAGTTTCCTGATCAGCCTGCCAAGGTACTCCTCCACTGTCCTCTCGGTCAAGCCCGTCTTCCGTGCCACTAAGTCTGTCTCCCCCAGTTCACACAAGGCGTCCAGCAGCTTGGCCTCTGACGGCGTGACGCTGAGTTTCCTCATTTCCAGTCCTTGCCCCAGTCATCGAACAGGGGCATGGGGTCTTGCCCCCTTGCTCTGATGGCGGCGTCGTAGTCAGCCTGCGTCGCAAACCATGTTGCCGCGCTCATTTGCAGGATTGCCTCGCGCTCTGCTGCCGCGACAAGGGCGGCAAAGCGTTCAAGCGACTCGGCAGACATCACATGTTCAACGTCACGGTTTTTAAACTGCTGCGACCATGCACCAGCCTCCCGCGCCATGCGGATGATGTCTTCTCTGGTCATGCTTGCTCCTTAATTGGCGGCTGGCCGGGCTTGTCCAGCGGGTTGGGGAACGGTGGGAACGGCCAGGTCATCACTTCACCTCCGTCGCATTGTGCAAGTAACTGGTCAGGCGCTTGATCTTGACCTCGTAGTACTTGCACATGGAGTCCGAGTACTCCCGCGCTGTTTGTGTCTCAAGCAGCCTGCGCTTGGAGTCTTCCAACTCCTTGAGTGCCATCGCTTCGGCACTGGGCGTCTTGTACAGTGACTTGACGAATTCAACGGTGTCTTTCAGCATTACGATTACTCCTTGGTGGTTGGTGTGACACATCGTACCACGGGTTACGCACCCTTTGTCAAGCGGTATTGTTTAACTGCGTTACGAAGCCCTGCTTGCGTCGTGGCCTTCTCGTCAAGCGCCATCGCCTGCGCCTGGTCCAGCGTGTCCTGCATCATGATGCGGTGGCAGATTACGGGCACCCCTTGGCCCTGCCGGCGCACCCGGGCATTGAACTGCTCGTACAGGTCCAGGCTCCAGTTCAGCCCGTACCAGACGAGGATGTGACCGTTCTTCTGAAGGCCGTCGATGCCGTGACCCATGCTGGCCGGGTGGCCGATCATCAGGGAGCAGTCGCTCGTCTTCCAACGGTGCATGGCGTTGGTCAGGGATGCTTCGCTCTTGCACTCGGTCAAGTTGATCGGGTCGAGGTGTTTGAACTTGTCCATGATGCGCTGGGCGTCTGACCTGTATGCGTAGGCGCACAGCACCGGGCTACCTTGGGCCTCGTCAAGGATCTCCTCGAGCGCCTCGAGTTTGAGGTCATGCACCGGCTCCCACAGCGGCATCCCGGCGATGGGGTACATGGCTCCGTTGGAGAACTGAAGGCACTTGTTGGTCAGCGCCGCCTGGTTGAACGCTTCGATCTCCTTGCCGCTGTCGAGCACCAGGAAGAACTCGCGCTCCAGTTTGTCGTACTTGGCCCGCAGGTCATCGGGCATCTCAATCTCGATGTTGTTGACCATAAGGTCGGGCAGCGGGTTGTAGTCCTCCGCTGACATCTCAAGGGTAATGTCGCCGATCAGCTTCTTGATCGTGTCCTCGGTGTCCTCGTAGGGCACCTCCTTGTACGGTCCGACCTTCTTGTAAAACCGCGTCCTGAAGGCCGTCTTGCTGGTGCCCAGCCGGTCACCCCTGTCCACCACGAGGAACTGGCCGTGGAGGTCTTTGTAGCCGTTGCT